AACGACAGGACAAGGTGATGAAACCGTTACAGGAGACTGTAATCAAGCCTTAACTACTGTAGTAGGTACTGGTGCAGTGGGTAGTGTAACTACAGCAACACAAAATACGATTGAGCTAGTTGGAGATATTCCAGCAACAGGCGTGGTAAATGGTTCCTTTACTTTTAGTTTGGGTGTTAATATAACCTTAACAGGTCAGGAAGGAACAGGAGAAATAACGCTGTTAACAGTTTGGGGACTAATAGACGATAGTCAAGATCCTAATTGGACTGAAATTGCGGCTTAATATTTTAATGAATTCATATATAATGAAAAATGGAGACAAATAAATGGCAACTTATATAAATAATTTAAGATTAAAGGAAATCGCCACGGGCGATGAGTCGGGAACCTGGGGCACATCTACCAATACGAATTTAGAATTGATTGGTGAAGCCTTTGCGTATGGAACTGAAGCGTTGGCAGATTCGTCAACACAAACAATAACGATGGCGGATTCGACAGCAGATGGTATTCGTAAAATTTATGTCAAACTAACTGGTACTTTATCACAAGCGAGTACCGTTACTTTAGCACCTGATACGGTGTCTAAAATCTGGATAATCGAAAATGCTACCTCTGGGGGTTACAATACTGTTATTAAACAAGGTTCAGGTGCTACTATTACCATCCCTAATAGTAATGTAAAAGTAGTCGCTACCGATGGCGGTGGTTCAAGCGGTATTGTGTATGATTTATTTACCGATGTTAGCTTCGCTGGAACAACGGCTATGGGAAGTGTGGATATTGATGGCGGTGCTATAGATGCCGTTACTTTAGGAACTAATTCTGCGGTAACTCAAGCGGTAATAGATAATGTAAATATTAATGGTTCCACTATTGGTCATACATCCGACACGGATTTAATGACTTTAACCAGTGGTGTTTTAACGGTTGCTGGAGAAGTATCTATGACCACTCTGGATATAGGTGGTACAAATGTTACAGCCACAGCAACAGAATTGAATTACGTTGATGGGGTCACATCAGCAATACAAACTCAAATAGACACGAAAGCGTCTGTGGGTAAAGCCATCGCTATGGCGATGGTGTTCGGATAAATTTAGGAGAAAAATATGGCAAATCCCAATTTAGTAAATGTTACAACAATTACAGGTGAAAGTGTTAATGGTGCATTAACCACTACCACTACCACTGATTTGTTGACAGCCGCTTCTGAGACACTTGTTAAAGTCAATAGCGTAGTTGTTGCCAATATAGACGGCACTAACTCAGCTACAGTAACAATGGGTATTATTAAAAGCGGTGGTTCTGTTGTGCTTTTTGCTTCCACGATTGCGGTTCCTGCGGATGCAACGCTGGTTCTTGTTGACAAGAACTGGGGATTGTATTTAGAGGAAGGTGATTTAATCGAAGGCGGAGCAAGTGCTAACAGTGACTTAACTTATACGATTTCGTATGAAATACTGAATGACGCATAGGAGGAATAATTATGGCTAACTTTGCTGAATTAAATTCAAGCAGTGTGGTGTTACAAGTAGTTGTTATATCTAATGAAGACGTAGCGGCACATGGCGGAGATGAATCAACAACAGCAGAAGATTTTGTAGAATCTTTAGTTCCTTTTAGATCAGGCGGAGATTCTTGGAAGCAGACTTCTTACAGCAACAGTTTTAGAAAACAATACGCTGGTATTGGATTCATTTACGATGCAGCGAAGGATATGTTTATTATCTCACAACCTTATCCATCTTGGACTTTAAATAGTGCTGGGGATTGGGATGCTCCTGTTACTTATCCTAATGACGCAGAAGAAGGCGGTTTATTCGTCTTTATTAGATGGGATGAAGACAATCTTAGATGGCTAGGAAGCACTTTTACCTCTCCAAATACAGGTGAAACTAAATACAGGTGGGATGCTTCAGCTTTAAATTGGGTAGCTTTATAGGAGGTAACTATGGCTCTTTCTAATGGCGGAATAATAGGCGTAGATAACGATTCTGTAACATCAGATAAAACCACTACTTTTACTTCATCTGGAACATTTACACCTGCTAATGTACCATTTAATACTTTAGTAGTCGCTGGTGGTGGCGGAGGTGGCGTTGAAGCTGTATCTACTGGCACTGGTGGTGGTGCTGGTGCTGGCGGATTTCGAGAAATTGATGATAACCCTTCACCGGGAGCACCGACACCTGTAACTGTTGGAGCAGGTGGAGCTGCCGCAGCAGATAGTGGTGCACCTGGTACAAACGGCTCTGATTCTGTAGTAGGTAGTGTTACCTCAACAGGAGGCGGTGGAGGTGGAGGCAATCCAGGTGCAGTAACTGGCGCAACAGGTGGATCAGGTGGCGGAACTGCATTACATAATCAATGGGCTCCAGCCTACAATGATTCTTCTACACCAACAAACGGAAACACACCTCCAACCTCACCATCGCAAGGCTATCCAGGAGGAAATAAGATGTCAACTGGTACAAATGTTGCTGCGGGTGGTGGCGGAGGTGGAGCTGTTGGAGTTATCGGAGGTACAGGAGGACCAACCAACCCTGGTGTTTCTGGGGTCGGAACAGGTGGCAACGGAGCACCTTCAACAATATCTGGATCAGATGTTACTTACGCAGGGGGTGGCGGTGGAGCCGCACAAGGCATTCCCGCACCACAGGGTGGAACAGGAGGCGGAGGTAATGGCGGTCTTTACCTCCCAGCAACTACTAATGCAACTGCTGGGACTGCTAATCTTGGCGGTGGCGGTGGTGGTGGAACAAATAACCCTGGAACTGGAACAGCGGCTGCAGGTGGTTCTGGTATCGTTATAATATATGAAACAAATGGAACATGGACAGCCAGTGGAGTATGGAATATGCAAGATCAATACACATATAGATCAGAGGGGAATTGGAATTGAGTAGATTAATAGGTTCACAATACACAGCAGTTTTATCGGATAAAATAACTTCTTTTACTTCTTCTGGAACTTTTACAGCAGTTGGTGCTGGAACAGCTGATCTTTTAGTAATAGCTGGGGGTGCTGGCGGTTCTGCTTGCCCTAATGGTCCGGGTCAATGTGGCGGTGGCGGTGGAGCTGGTGGAGTTTTATACAACTCAGCCACAACCAGACCAGCTTCTAATAGTGCAATACCTATCCCAGCCTCTCCTGTGCCTGTCACTGTAGGTGCTGGTGGTGGCGGAGGAACTGCACATGGTCCTGACCCAGCTGAAGGTCGTGGTGGAGCTAATGGTTCTAACTCAATCGTAATTTCTGATGGTACAACTTACAGTGCTTTGGGTGGTGGTCGTGGCGGAGACAATTTTAGTGGTGGTGCTACTCACGGACAAAATGGTGGCTGTGGTGGCGGTGGTGCTGGTAATGCTCCCGGAGGAGAAAATGCTGGCGGATCAAGACCTGCTCCAGCTAATCAAGGAAATGATGGCGGTTCTGGAAGTGGTTCTCCTCCTAGTAATCAACCTTACACTGCTGGTGGCGGAGGCGGTGCTTCTATTGCTGGAGGACCAGCAACTCCCGGGAATTCTTCAGGCGGTGCTGGAAGTCCTTTTACTATTTCAGGAAGTGATGTAACTTACGCTGGTGGTGGCGGTGGCGGAAAAGCCGCAGCTCCAGATTCTTCTGGTGGTGCTGGTGGTGGTGGGGCTGGAGGCTCTGCTGGTCATACTGAACCGGATCCCTCTCCTAGTCCTGGTGCAGGTGGCACTGGTGGTGCTAATACAGGCGGTGGTGGTGGAGGTGGAGGTACAAGGGGCCCTCTCCCAACTGGTAATACTGCAAATGTTGGTGCTGCTGGAGGTTCTGGATTCGTTGTTTTTAGTGAACCTAATGCAACATGGACAGCAGGTGGTGTTTGGGGATATAAACAAGTTTTTAAACAAACAGTGGAAGGAAATTGGAGATAACTTTTTTTGAATTTACAATATTATTATTGGTATTTTCCCTCTGCAATACCGCATAAAATCTGTGATGAAATAGTAGGGTATGGTGATTCCAGAGAGAAAGAAACAGCTCTTACAGGAAGAAAGGAAAATTCAGAACCCCCTTCTAAAGAAGAATTAAAAAATATTCAAAAGAAAAGGAAATCAGACGTTGTTTGGTTACAAGAACAATGGATATATAATGAGATTCATCCTTTTATACACCTAGCTAATAAGAAGGCTAATTGGAATTTTCAATGGGATTGGTCAGAGTCTTGCCAATTTACTGAATACAAGAAAGGACAGTATTACGATTGGCACTGCGACAGTAATGAAACGCCTTATGATAAACCTAATGATATTACTTCACACGGCAAAATCAGAAAGTTGTCTATGACTCTTTGTTTAAGTAATCCAGAAGAATATGAAGGCGGAGACATGGAGTTTGCTTTCCATGATGAAGATGGAGATAAACAGCCTAAAATTTGTGAAGAAATAAGACCGAAAGGCAGTTTGATTGTTTTTCCTTCATTTGTTTGGCATCGGGTTAAACCAGTTACTAAAGACATCCTATTTCCTCCTGGATAGCCCTGTGCTGGTGTAGTTGCAGGTTGGTTGCCGTTTGTTGGGACAGAAGCATCAATGTAG